CCGCCGCCCTCGAAGCCTCCGCCAAGGAAGCCTCCGAGCTGAAGGCCAAGGTCGCCGAGCTCGAAGGCTCGAAGGCCACCGCCTCGAAGGAAGCCGCGAAGATCGTCGCCTCCTTCGGCACCGAGCCTGTCGAACTTCCGAAGGGCGACTCCCCGGTCAAGATGAGCAACGCCGACATCAAGGCTGCTTACCTCGCTCTCCCTCCTGGTCAGGCCCGCATCGCGTTCTTCAACGCGCACAAGGCCGCTCTCATTTCCCTCTAACCCTCACTCCCTAACACACTACTATGGCTACCGTCCTCCCTACCGCTCCGGCTATCCTGTCTGACTACATCGTCCAGACTGTCGCCGGCAAGCTCCCCATCCTCAACAACATCTCCGTCAACCTCTCGGCCTCTGTCGGCCGCGCGGGCAAAACCGTTTTCGTGCCGATCATGGGCAGCGGCGTTGCATCGGAGTTCAATAAGGCCACCAACACCCTCGCGGATGTTGACGGCGCCACGATGACCAACTCCTCGGTCACCTTGAAACATTTCAAGTACGTCGACGAGTTCAGCCCCCTGGACATCCAGGAGTTCGGCATGCAGTACCTGATCAACGCTTACGCGAAGACCGCCGCTCAGGCCATCGTCGACAAGTGCTGGGAAGAAATCGGCGCCGTCTTCACGACCGCCAACTTCCCCACGGAAGAAATCGTCACCGTCAATGACTTCGGCTATGATGACGTGGTGAACGCTCAGTTCCTCCTCGACGGCGCCAAGGCTGGTCAGCCTCGCTCCTTCCTCGTCGGCAACGGTTACCTGAAGGCCCTCCGCAATTCCGCCTCCCTCGTCAGCTCCCTCAACCCGAGCGCCAACACCGTTGTCACCACCGGCAACGTCGGTCAGGTCGCCGGCATGGACATCTACCAGTGGAACCAGATCCCGAACGTCGAGAATCTCGCGGGCGTGGCCATGGGCCCGGATTCCTTGCTGGTCGCGACTGGGGTGCCGATGGCTGAAATCGCCGGCTTCAACGCCAGCGTTGCCACGGCTGAGTCGGGTCTCTCCGTCCAGGTTCTCGTCGGTCAGGCTGAAACGGGCAACATCCGTTGCATCGCTCAGATCCTCATCGGCGCCAATAAGGGCCGTGGGACGAGTGCTGTCCGCTACGTCACCGCTGCCTAAGCGGCCTGACATCGAAAACGGGGGCTCCGCAAGGGGCCCCTTTTTTGTGCCTGTTTGCCAATGGCCGCAGGGTTATGAGTTTATACTCTGAGTTCCTGCCTGACGCGAAGGAGATGATCGCAGACTTCGGCGTAGCCGGTTCGGCCAACTCTGGAGCGATTACATTCGCTTGCCTCATCTCCGACCCCGCCGTGCAGACCGTGCTCGAAGCAGGGGGGTATATGGAGCGAACCCAGTACACCGTCCGCCTCCCCGCCGCAACGGCCTCCTGGAGCCTTCCAGATGGGTCTACGGGGGCATCCACGGCCATCATCGTCGGCGGCTCCCCCATCGCTTCCCTCGCCCAGGGCAAGAAGATCGTGGCCGGCGGGAAGAACGTCCGCATCACGACCCAGACCTACAAGCCCGGGTCGGCATGGGTCACCCTCGTCGTTATCGACGACAACCAGTAATGCCGGCTAAGGTCTCCATTGAGCCGAAGTCCCTCGCTCAGTTCGTGGAGGCCTGTCGGCAATTCGCCGCGGCGACCAAGATCACCATGCGCGACGCCGTCCTCGAGCAAGCGGCCTTTGCTTGCCAGGATGCGGCCAACTTCACGCCCCCGCTGGTCAAGGGCGGAGGAGGAGGCCTTACCCCTGCGGCCAAGAAGGCGGGCCTCGGCGCCGTAGCCGGCGACATCTCCAAGATTTTCGTGGCCGCAAACGACTCTTCGGCCAAGGGCGTAGCTGGAAACCTCGTCAACCAGATAGCCTTTGCGGTCAAGGCCGGCGACTTCGGAACCTTCTCCCGCCTTACCGAAGGTGGCCGACTCTCCGGCATGCTCGGCCAGCGCAGCGTCCTCTCGAAGATTGCGAACGACGCCGACAAGCAGCGGGCCTTTGCCAAGGCCAAGAACTTCCTGAACCGCGCCAACCCCATTAAGAGCGAGTATGGCACGCAGGGATTCGTCCGTGATCTGCGGACAATCCATGACCAGGTCAAAGGTAAGTTCGGCGGACGCATCAAGCAGGGCCGCCGCCCGGTCACCGCCAAGCTGCTCGTGCAGGACAAGTCCGAATTGCAGGAATACATTGAACGCCGTCAAGCCATGGTCGGGGCGGTCAAGTCAGGTTGGGCCAAGGCCCTTGCCAGTCTCCCCCGCCCTAAGGATAACAACGGCCAGCAGGGCGAGCCCGGTGCCCAGCTGCGCAAGGCCTCTTGGATTACCTCGCATTCTGGAGTCCCTGGGACTAACGTGACGGCCTTCACCGACAAGATCGCCGAAGTCTCCGTGACGAACACCCTAGGCAACATCAACGCAATCGCCGACGACGCCGGAGTCCTCGGCCTAGTCTACGGCAACCGCGTGAAGCAGATGCCCGCGATGATCCGTTACCGCATGCGAAAGCCCATCAACAAATTTAACCGCAAATAACATGGCCTTCACCAAATCCATCCGCCACATCGTCGAGGGCACGCTCGCGACCTACCTCACCGCCCAGGCTGGTCTCGCCGGCGTGGCCATCCTCACGGGTGACAGCGCCGCGACCCAGACCCTACCCAAGGCCGTTGTCCTCTGCGACTCCGCCCGGGCTCCTGGCGACCTCCCCGAAGGCCTCGGCAACTTCGATTGCTCTGTCCGCATTACCCTTTTCTCGAACGCCGACGACACTACGCTGGCCGTCCACCGTGCCCGCTGCGCCGCCCTATCCGACTGCATGCGGAGCGTGGGCCTGATCCAAGCGGCCTTTGCGGTGACCGGCGACGCGCTCTGCTATGACGTGACCTATGTCTCCGAAGACGAGGGCATCGACGAGCGCTCCTGGGCGACTTCCTTCGCCTTCGACATCCTCACTTGCCTGAACCCCGAGTAGGTTGCCAATTAAAGCAGGAGTAAGATGAGCGAAGTAAACAAAGGCGTAGTCTGCCTCTACGGAATCGGCGCCGGCCAAGTGGCCTCGCTTTACGTCCAAAGCTACTCCGTGAGTTCCGGCTTCAATAACACCGGCACGGTGGTCGACGAAGAAGGCAACACGGTGACCGCTCGTTATGACGACCGACGCTCCGAGATCAGTGTCGAGGGCGTGGCGAAACTCACGTCCGTCCCGCAGCTCGGCGCCACCCTTACCTTCACCGCGAAGACCGCCTCGGCTTACCCTGGCGGCGCGGCTTCGGTCAGCTTCTCGGGCACGATCACCAAGGTGGACGACCGTGGATCTAGTAAAGGTTTCGTCAGCGTGTCCATCACTGCTGAGTCCTTCGAGCTCATCACCTACTAATTGACACCCCCGCAAGGGGTGCAATCTGGAGGGAGTGGATCGTCGCTTCCTGAATGCCTATGTCGACCCGGCGCCTTTTCGGTTGCTGGGTCGAACTCTTTACCCCTGGTGCCTCAAGTACCGCGTGCGCCTGATGGCCTTCGAGTCTCCGCTGGTCGAGTCCGGCAAGGAAGTCTCGCCCGCCGACCTTCTTTTCGCCTGCCAGGTCTGCGCCGAGGAGCCGCTTGGGGACATCGGCATCATCGACCGCTTACGTCTCTCTCGGCTTAACGACAACCCCGCCAAGTTCCATCTTCTGCTCGAGGCCTTCGCCGGCTACATCCTCGTGGACAACTGGCCGAAGTTCTGGGAGCAGTCCGCGAAGAAGGGCTCCCCCGGGAACAAGGGCATCCCGTGGCCGCTGGCCATCGTCGCGAACCTGGTCGCGTGCGGCATCGAGGAGAAGCGGGCGTGGGAGATGCCAGAGTGTCAGGCCATCTGGCTGAACTCCGCCTTGGCCATCCGCAAGGGTGCGGACGTCGCGATCATGTCGCCCGAGGAGGAGGCCTTCATCGAGTCTGAGCTGAAGGCCGGCGAAGGGGAAGCCCCCGTTGCCAATCCCGCAGGGTAAAGAAGACCATGGCCCAAGACCTGACCGTAAACATCAAGACGACCTCGGACGTTCCCCAGGCGATGGAGAAGTCGAAGAGCGCCGTCGTCTCATTCTCCAAACAGGTCGAAGACATCCAGAAGAAGTTCTCGACTGCGTTCAAGGATATCTTCCTCGGCTTTACGGCTCCGATGGTGCTCCTCCAGGGGGCGTTGTCTTACATCAGTAAGTCAATGGAGGAAGCCAAGCGCAGCGCGAAGGAAGGCATCGACCTGATCGCGTCCGGCGAGACTAAGTTTGCCAGCACGGAAGAGCAGCGTGCCGCCGCTTATTTCAAACGGCGCAAGGAAATGGAAGACGAGAAGAAGCTTGTCGAGGCGGGAAGGTCTGACATCACGAAGCAGATCCTAAACAATCCTGGCGGCATGTTCGCAGACTTCGACCTTCCCGAGGAGTACGTCCGCAAACTCCGCGCGGGAACTGAGACTATTGACAGTCTGTCCAAGAACGCCGACGTGCAGCGCTTGGCGATGGAGTACTTTAACACGACCGAAGAGGGCAAAAAGATTTCGGCTTCTCTCTCTCAAGATGAAGCGTCCGCTGGCAAGGCCGGCTCGTTCAAGGGCCCCGAAGGATTCGGCACGGTCGTCGGCGTCGGCGCAAACCCGGTCATGGAGGCCATGACCCGCCAGAATGAGATCCTCGAGGAGATTAAACTCATCCTTCAGGAGCAGAGCATCGAGAACCGCGGCGGCGTCCCGATGCCATTCACTGACCGCTCTGTCCCCCTGACCGCCGCCAAGGAGGGCGTAGCCTGATTTTATGGCCCAAGTAGCAAAAGGTAAAACCCTTCTCACCGCCGAGATCCAGCCAGGCTGGACGGTGCAATCGGACGGCTTCGGCCTCATCACGTCGACGACGACCTATAAGGCAGACATCGCGGCGCCGATCACGTCGTTCCAGCGCGGGCAGCCGCATCCCGACGCGTTCTATTCCTACCTGAAGGCGCACAAGTATCA